ACTAACGGTGTTTGTGTTTCGGGGGCCTCGGCAGAATTAACTGGAGACGGTTTATTAAAACGTTTTTATTATACGGCTCCGTCAGATGGAGAATTAATAATTACAACATCTAATCTGAGCGTATCCGCTCCTCTTCACATTTGGAGGGCTTAATATGAAAATAATTGATAGATATATATATGCAGATGAAGGAAAATTATTGGATTTTGCAAAACCTCATTTTGCAATGAATGAAGATAATATTCCTGTTAGAATTCATTTAAATACCCCTATTCTTCATATGGGTATTATGGATAAACCTGAAAATTACATTGAAGTAGATATAAGTGAGGTAGAATAATGGGATTATTTGCAGTTATCACAGGGGATGATTTAGAATTACCAACAGAATTAAGTGGAACTGCAATAGTACCCGTTGACTCGGATGCAAATGGAGAAGATGATGTAGCATGGAACAATGATACAACAGAGGTAGTTGTTGAAATAGATTATAGTGATGCCTTTGCGGCATTTGCTGATACATTCTATTCAGTAGCTACAGACTTAGTTCCAATTGATACTGGTTATTTGTTATCAACTATATCATCTTCTTCAGATGATTGGAGCATTACTGCGGAAGCCGATGCTGACTACGCACAGTATGTAGAGTATGGCACATGGAAAATGGATGCACAGCCGTATTTTGCTCCAGCATTAAATCAAGCCTGGGATGAAACTTCTTATTTGTTTGAAGAAGCTATTAATCGAGCACAATAGGAATTACAATCAGAAATTGATGCAATTCAAGAAGGATTAGGTGATAATCCTGGTACTGGTTTTGGCGGCGGGTCCTTCCTAGGAGGGCTTCTAGGTGCAATACTAGGTGGTATTATAGTTGGATTGATTCGTGGATTCCTAGGTATGTTTAGTTCCACAGGTGGTAGCCGCACTATTAGTCGAAGCGGCATTTCTGGTGGCGGTGACTTAGAAAGTTTTATAGAAATTACATAAGAGGAATAATCAAATGATGATAGAAGAAATTAAAACAAAGTTATTTGAGATTCTGTCTGATGAATTGGGATATGAAGTAGCGGACCACCCTAATGGAAATAAAAATTTTCCATGTGTTTTTCTGAAAATGGGTAATGCTACTAGAGATTTATTTCACGATACTTTTAGATTTCAAATAAAATTTAAAATAGATATTTTCTCTAATTATGATGGAGAAAAAGAAATATTAGAAATGGAAGAAGCTATCTTTAATGCGACTCAGGCTTTATATGATGTAGTCGGGGTCACATATGTAAGATAGAGCGACTTCCGCATACTTGATGATAAATCCACATCAGTAGTAAGAAAGCATGGTATTATTACTTTCACTATTGTTAGTACTGGTATGGTAGAGGAGGTAGAAGATGAGCAAGACAGTTCTACCAACCCATAATGGTGTTAATGCAACTTTATTGATTAATGGTACTGCGGTGGCTGGTCAAACGAATTGTACTTTAAATAGAACAATGAAACCAATTACTATAACTAATAAAATTAATGGTACTTGGGAAGAAAGTTTATCAGGCGTCCGCGGATGGTCTTTAAATTGCAATGGAATGTTTATAAAAAATAAAGAATCTTTCGACCAATTAGAACAGGCTTTCTATAATGGTGATTCTATTGATGTTAAAATAACAGATGGAAGTCGAGAGTATTCTGGAACTGGCTTAATTACACGTTTTCCTGTATCTGCAGCATATAATGATGCTTATATTTATAATATTACAATTCTAGGTACAGGAGCTTTAAGTTGATTAAAAGAATAATAAATGGTAAGATTTATTCTTTTCAGTTTGGTATAAAATGTGTAATTCTGCCAAAGAGTTTTTCAAAAATAAATAGTGATGAAGCTAGAAAACTCCTTTTTACAGAAATTCTTATTGAAAAATAGGATTCAGAAAAGTTGTTAGAAGTTCTTTCTGATTCTTAGATAGAATAGATAATTATTTCTGCTTTTCAATAGGCTTTCATCACTCATTCATTCAAGGGAAGTTCTTTCTGTGACTTTCTATTTTTCCTTTTATCTCTGGGTCTTTCTGAAGAAGTAGACCAATTATTTGCGAAGGCGGTGGGCGAGGCGGGTGTCTCTCCTGCCGCTTTCTTTTAGATGACCCCAAAGCAAGTGGAGTTAGCTTATATGGGCTACATCAAGAGAATGGAGCTAGAAACGAATTGTATGCTAGCGGCCGCCCGCAGGTCGAGAACAACAAACAGTTAGCTTATTTCTCTATTGAGAGGATAGGATTATGGATTATCTACTCTTGAGTAGAGAGAAAGAACTTTTAAAACCTTGAACATTAGTTAAGGAGAGAAAACATGGCATGAACTAATATTGATAATTTGGAAAGCATGGTACAAAGCAACCTTGCTGAAGTGATTTAGCCTTCAGACACACCTGTTGTTAGTGAAGAAAAGCCAGCTTCACAAGTTACAGCGAGTGCGATGTTTGAAGATGATGATTCGATGAACTTTTTAATGAATAAAATTGGACTTGAAGTTCAAAGAAATGGAGGCTAGTAATGCTAATTAATGGCGTTGATTTATCCTCTCTTGGAGTTCAATTATATAACAGAGTTTTAACAAGTAACAATATTAAAACTACTAGAGATTGGCTTGAGGGAGACATCCAACCAACATTAATTCGTCAACAGGAAAAGTTTAAAAGTATCTAGTTACAATTCTTAGTAACAGAAAAAAATGAAGATGATGCTTTCTTGGTGATGAGTAAATTAACGTCTATGTTGAAGAAAGCCACAGTTGTATTTGATGACATTGATTTGTTATTTGATGTAACTATTACAGGGCCTACTCAACAGAAGCGTTTAAAGAATGGTAATTTTATTTTAACTGTAGATTTAATTAGTGATTACGCAAAAGGTCAGACCGAGGTTTATACAACTAATCAAAAGGCTACAAATTATTTTAAATTGAGAATACTTTATTATCAGAATGGAAATGTATTAATTTCAACAGATGAAGTAGTTATTCGCTCATCTGATTTTGATTTAGTGAATACTTATGAATCTTTAGGAATTAATTTAAATAAGTATAAGCCTGATTACTACAATGGCGGGCAGGTGACAAACTTCGGTGGCCGCGAACTTACTTATGAAAATCTATATGCATTACAAACTTTAATTATTAACTATTCTCCTGTTGTTTATACAAAGGGAGTTGAGTATTTTGTTAAAGGTGATGATGAAACCCTAAATTCAGTGCAGAATACCACTGTAACCTTTACGAAGGCTCAAGTGGATGCCGCCAGAAATTTAGGTGAGTTAATTGATTTCAATGCGTATAAACCAGATGGCTACTACGCTTCAACTAACTTTACTGGTGATTTTACTTTTGATAATTTGTTAAGTTTTACACCTTTGCAGATTTATTTTGAAAAGATTGAAAATGAACCTACAAAGAGTATTACAATTACTTACAACAGACAAAATGCAGATGGTACTTATTCTGTTGTTGGTTCAAATGTAGTAACAGTAAGACAAAGTGATGTTGTTTTAGGTTCTAGATTAAAGAATTTTGTTAATCTAAATAGATATAAACCTGAATCACATTATGACAGCGGATATTTAAAGACAGATGATTATGAAGCATCAGTAACTTATGCAGATTTAAAAGCTGCTTATGATGTTTATTATGACCGTACTGAATATACTGTTTTTGTAGAATATTACTATGGTACTTATCCTAACTGGAATCGTATTACTACTTCTAGTTATAAATTTAAGTATGATAGTAGCTATGAGGATTCAGTAAATATTATTCAGACTTTAGGTATTGATGTTGATAAGTATAAAACAGAAACTTATGAATCTGGTAGTATTTATCAAGAGCATTATGAAACATTTGATGATGTAGTAAATATTGGAGTAGTTCAAATTTATTACAAACCTAAAGATTATTCATTATCAATTGAATATTTGAATGATAAAGATTAGGTTATTAAAAGTACCTAGATTTTAATTAATGAAACAATGTTCTTCAATGACCCTAGCCTTGCTGCGGTGATTGACCTGAACGCCGCTAGACCTGAAGGATATATCTTCGACGAAGAGAGGTCTTATACTGGCGCAGTTACATTAGGTTCTTTGTTAGCAAATGCACCTATTCATGTATATTATAAACCAGTTGAAGCGGTCAGAACTAAGAGTATTGTAATTAGATATAAACAAGAGTTAGCTTCAACCTTTTCAACCATTAACACTTCTATTATAACAATAGAAGAAGCTCAAGTAGGTGGCGGCGTTCGCTTAGGTGACTTATTTGACCTGAATGCATATCGCCCTGAGTACTACGATAATGGCATATTGAATGGGGTTTCCGCGTCTTCTATTTTCACTTTTGATGAGATTCAAGGAGAATATAATGTATTGTATATGGCTTCTCAATACTCAACTCAAGTTAGATATTATACTGATGAAGTTGAAAATGAGAACTGGATTGGAAGCGAACAATTAAAATACACTGTATTAGATTTTAGCACAGAAACCACTTTAGTTGATTTAGGTCTGAATATTAATGCTTTCAAACCTTCCTATTGTGATGATGGTGTAATTCAATATACAGGTCCAGTTAATTTCTCTGCTTTAAGAAATCTTGATGCTATTGATATAGTTTATAGTTCTGTTGCAGAACCTATTGACCCCGATGGAATTGATTATCCTCATAGAATATTGTTCTTACAACACAATGATATGGGTAATTTTGAAGGGGATTATCCTAACTGGACATTAAATCATGCTTACATTAACACTGGTGTTACTTGTAGTGATATGAGTAAATTAACTGTATTAGTTGATACTTACAGAGTATTTGATACAGAACCTTTACATAATGTAAATGTAGGCGATGCTTATTTATTTGGTAGTATAACTCCTAATGGAAGTTATTACATCAAGTATGTAAACAATACTAAATTTAAAGATAAAAAAGAATTAACAGGTATTAATACCTTTAATGTTGCGGCCGGTCTTGGTACACCAGAGCTAGTCTTGGAGGAAACAACTAGTGAAGGATTTAGTGCTAATACTGGTATTACTGCTTCAACAAGAGATGGATATAGCTATGGTACTCTGACATTCACACATTTAGTCTAGAGTAATTCCGCTAGAATGGACGTCCCGCTGTATTTATTTGCTTGTGATATGAATGGATATTACAGAGGTGGTATCGCGGGCGTTGGTATTAAGAGCTGTAAGATTTATTATGATAATACACTTATTAGAGATTTTGTTCCTGTAACATTCTTTGATAAGATTGGAGATAAGATTGCGCCTAGTAATTGTTTATACGATAAGATTACTCAGAGTTTCTTCGAAGATGCAACTGGTCTAAATAGTTTTAATATTATGGACGACCCAGCTTACGAAGACCATAATCCTGAGCATAATCTTGGCTGTTGTTATGCAAAATATTACCAAGATGGTACATTATTTAATAGTTCTACTATTTGGTTCCGTGAGAGTGATTTCGTAAATGGAAATACTTGGGACCCTTATACTAAGTTATTTGTAGATTATCTACAACCTAAATATGCAAATGCAGGTGTAATTAGTAACCTTAATGCTTTAGGTGATGTAACTTTCAATAATGTAAAGAATTTTATTTTTATTATTAATTATGCTATTACTGATTATCATTTCACAGTAAAATATTGGAAAGATAATACAGAAGATGAAAATAATTTATTAGGAGAAGTAGAACTTTCAATTAATGAAAGAAACTTCTATTCTGTTCCTACCTTTGGTGATATTGTTGATATTCAGAAATACAAACCTGATAACTATAAACCTACTTATAATTATCCTGAAACCAGAGTTACTTTAAGTCGTATCTTAGAGCATGCGCCTTATGATATTGTTTATCAAAAGGTAGAGAATCCTGAGATATATAAAACGACTGTAAGATATTATAGAAAACACTACACAACTAATTCTACATTATTTACCGCTAATTGGTTAGAGATTGGCACAAGAGAAGTAGAAATAGATGAAACTCAATTCGCGGAAGGCGTCTATATCGAGAAATTCCTAGACTTAGATGCACTTAAACCAACGTCCGCAGTTGAAGGTGTAGAATTCTATGCAAATGGCGAACCTTATAATTGGTATCTTAAAGATGAAATGATTGATACTCCAGAGAAGCTTAAAACTGAGTATCAAGTTGTTTATGATACTGTTTCTATTCCTATTGAGGTTAGATATTACACAGACTAGGTCGATGAGGATAACCAAGTGGCTTCCGCTATTTGGAACATTAAGTTAAGTGACTGGCCTGATGGTGGAATGTTCTATTTAACTGATGAATTACCTAATAAGTTTATTAATGCTTATAAACCTGTAATTTGTTGGGGTGGTGAATTAGTAAATCCTTCTCAGCAGTATACTGTTTAGTCTCTTGCTAAGCTAGGTCATGTGGATATTATTTATAGAACTAAAGAAGAACCTCATGACCCTGATAGTACTGATTTCCCTCAAAAAGTACTTTGGTTTAAGAAAGACTCTAAAGACTGGAAACATCTTCCTACTTATATTGTAGGTATAGGTGGTGCTGATGGTGCAATAGATGAACAAATTGATATTGAAAAGAATATTGATACTCCATACTTAAATTTAGGCTATACTCCTAAAGAAATTGGACGTCTTAGAACTGAATTAAAAGGTTACTGTGGCAATGTTGGTATTTTTAATATTGCTGGTACGTGGTCTTATGCGACAGATGATTTTGAATCATTCTTTGGTTACACATCTGCTGTTGATAATAAAGAAATTTATGAAAAACAGGGTGATGGGACTAAAGGTTCCTATACTATTGGTGTTGCTACAAAATAGGCTTCTTATGGTGATTTCACTTATAAAGGCCATACTATTGATGGTGGTTCTATAGTTTATACAAATCCAGGACCTCAAAGTTATGACGGCCACGCAGGTTTTAATTTAAATAAGAATGCTATGAACGATGGATTTGATTTAGAATCTGTTCGTGAAATGAGTATGTCTTTCCGTAGAGGTAAGAATAAGATTAAAGATATTGATTTAAATGATGTAGTTATTTATCCTACCTATGTAGCAAAAATGAAAAGCGGGGTTGGTGTTTATGATGATGGGTATTATCATGAATATGCGGACCCAAATGGTTCTGCATGGAGATTACCTGCTGAAAGAGAAGAATGGGCAGTAAAAGAAACTCCTAATGAAGACCCTGTTTACGTACCTGGAGTTATATTTAATCCTATTACAGGAACTATGGATGCTTATAATGGATATTTTGAAATGTATGATTATGAAACATCCAATAACCCAGAAATTAAATAGACATTAGAAAATAAAGACACTGATATATTTGAGTACAGAGGAAAACCAAAAGGTCCTCTTACATTATTTGTAACTACTAATCCTGATACTGGAACACTTAACTGGTTACCATCTCCTAATTATGCTTATATGGGATTCCAAGGCGGTGGAGCTGGTGCTGGTTTATAGATTGCTTCATCTGGAGACCCTTATTCACCTGACTTTGACGGAAGTGTTACTTATCAAGAAATGATAATTGTTGATATTACAGAAAATGGTACTCCTGTTTATCAAAATAAGACTAATACAAAGTCATATGCATATGCAGGTTTCCATTTTAATGGATGCCCTGTACCTTGCCGTGCAATGATTTGGTATTTGAAGATTTGGGATAGAAATAGACTCGTTAGAGATTTAATCCCAGTTGCCAAAGGAGACCAAATTTATGATTTTGTTGCTCCTGCCAATGGATTATTTGATAAAGTTACAGAAATCTTCTTTACTAATGAAAATGATGGAGGTGCTTATAAAGTCCCCGTTTTCAATGCAAGAGGAAGATTTAATGGATATAGAGATGAAACAGTTACAGCAGAACAGGTTGCTGAGTTAAGATGTTCTGATGACCCTACTATTTGGGGTAAAATTGTTGTGAATTATTATGATAATAACAATAATTTCTTAGGAAACCAATATGTAACTATTCCAGTCCATTATAATGAAGCTAATGAATCTATGGCAGATTTACTTCATAATAACGATTTCAAACCTAATGATTTCTATCATGATGGTATGATTGATGTTGATGGTTAGCTTAAAGATATTAATAGATACCTTAACGACCAATATGAAGCTGAAAATGAAGATAAATTCTTAAAAGATATTTATGAGAATGGCGCATTAAATATCTTCTATAAACAACGTACATTTACTAAAACAGTTGTTTATTATAGAGGAAACACAAGAGTAGCATCGAAAGATTTATTCTTCTCCTTAGATGATATTAAAGCGGCAACCAGCCTTGCGGACCTAGGTTTAGAGCTTGATTTGTACTAGACTGAAGATTACAAGCCAGGCCGCCTCGTATTTAATGAACAAATTTTAGTAGATAAAGACATTAAGGCATTTATTGATGCTCCTTCTCCTATTGTAGTTTATGATGAATTCTCAGTAGAAGAAAAACCAGATTTATTATATGTTACTTATTATCGCGGCGGCGCTTATGAATCAACTAAGATTAGCTTAAATCCAGATAATTCTAATTACTTAGATTGTGATTTAGCTGGACGTGTAATGAATCCTAATGGTGCGATTAAATATATCAACCATTATCACACAGCTTTATATGA